ACGAAGTTGTTACAGCTTGTCTTATAATCCTAAGTCATTATCTTGGGGATAATATCAAAGTTAGTTCCGATGGTTATCAAGAAGACTGGCAAAGCGGATTAGAACTAGTTAAGAAGGTTCTAAAACGGGTAAAGAAGTTTAGCATCCCAAAGAATATTGAATTTTCTGGAAAATTAACAATTGTTTCTTAATTAAAGGGGAGAATTTATGGAACTACTAACACAAATTAACGAACTAGAAAACCGGGCTATCGCAAACAAACAAACTTCAGATCGTTATCAATTAGTTCCTACTCGGCAATTAGTGGAGTCTATCGGAAAGACTATTAACGATCATGGGCATGACTTTAGCTTGAAACTGATAGCTCCAACCCATCGGGCTAAAAAAACTACCGCCCACGGTTTAGAAATAACACTAAACACCACTATGTCAGTTATGGGAGATAACATAGCCCCTAGGTTGTACGTTCTAAACTCATTCAATGGAGAAAAGCAACTTCAAGTCATGGCGGGAATGATGCGGCTAGTTTGTTCTAACGGTTTAGTAGTCGGGCAAGAGCTCTTTAAAGAGAAAATTAGACACATCCAAGGTGAAACTTTTGAACATAAGATAGCTGCCTTAAGTGAAAACATTTCCAACGCCATTAAGTTTATGTCAAAGATGGATGAACAAGTAGCGGGCTATATGAACGTTCCTACTAGCCGAGAACTACAAAAGTCAATTAGTCAACGGTTGGGATTCTCCAAGCGGTTAACCGATCGACTAACTTATACTTTTGATAATCCTGATATGATCAGAGAAGAGGATAGAGGGGAGAATGCCTGGTTGACTTATAATGTCATAAATGAGACAATGAATCGTTCAAGCAGATCAGAACTAGCTTTTGTCGGAAAGAACATTGACTTAATGGACAAAGTTAGGAACTTAGCATTGAATGAAACTTTAACCTATAACAAGGCGGCGTAAATGAAAAAATACGAATTAACTACTAATACAAAAGGTGGACTATTTCAAATCCGAGCTTTGATTGATATTCCTAGGTATGGAGTAAGATCGGGTGAATTGGGTGGTTATATACAGACGGAGTCTAACTTAAGTCATGAGGGTTATTCTTGGGTTTATGATAATGCTCGGGTTTCTGGTAATGCTCGGGTTTTTGGTAATGCTCAGGTTTTTGGTGATGCTCAGGTTTCTGGTGATGCTCGGGTTTTTGGTAATGCTCGGGTTTATGATAATGCTCGGGTTTTTGGTGATGCTCAGGTTTCTGGTGATGCTCGGGTTTATGGTAATGCTCGGGTTTATGATAATGCTCAGGTTTATGGTGATGCTCAGGTTTATGGTGATGCTGAGGTTTATGGTGATGCTCGGGTTTTTGGTGATGCTCGGGTTTCTGGTAATGCTCGGGTTTTTGGTAATGCTGAGGTTTTTGGTGATGCTCAGGTTTCTGGTGATGCTCGGGTTTTTGGTAATGCTCGGGTTTATGATAATGCTCGGGTTTTTGGTGATGCTAAATTTACAACCGGAAAAATAGAAAGTAGTAAAGACTTTATCGAATTTCGACTTAATTCTTATCTAGCTACCGCAATCAAAGAAGGAGTTCAAATAGGATGTCAGTTTAAGACTTATCAAGACTGGCTATCTTTAAGTGATGATCATGAATTAGTTAAAAACTTTGAAATGAGAAAAGAATATAGGAGTTTCATTCAATTTGCACAAGAATACTTTAAAAGAAAGGAGACTTAATATGAGAAGGAAAGAGTATATCGCTTTTCTTGAAGATCAACTAGACTCGGCTTGTAAATCCCTAGCTGCCGTTGAACAAACTATTAAAGACCTAAACCGTAACGGCGAATTTTACGAACACGGAAATGGCGGGAGTAGTCAAGTCGGGGATGATATTATGTTCATTGAGGAAAGACTTGCTAACATAATGAAACTTTATTTTAAGGAGGAGAACTAATGATTTTCTTAATTCTTGGATTCTTTCTTTGGTGTACTTATTTAATATTTATTGCTGACTATATAGACTAGTTTCGCTCCGCTCAACGGAGTTAACTTCTGAACGAAGTGAAGATAAGGGGGGATTTATGGCAAAGTATGAAGTCAAGTTTTGGGTATTAATAAAAAGTACATCAATAGCAACAGTGGAAGCAGATTCAAAAAAAGAGGCTATAGAGAAAATTGAAGAGGGTAATTATTTGGATATAGAAGAAAATATAGGTGAAGAAGTAGAAGATATAGGTAGTTATGAAGTTGAATTATTAGAAGAGGGGGATTTATGCTAGTACAAACTAAACCAATTCGACAATTAATTGACATATTGGATCAAACTATATTAATGTTTCCTGAAGGTCCTAAGCAGAAAGAATTAGAACGTGAAGTCGAAATTCTGCGCTTCGAGCTATTCGTTATCGAACGTAAACTAATGGAAGGAGATTTACAATGAAACCAACTTTAACGATCACTTTAGCCCGATTTAGCGGTTTTAACGAAAATCCGCCCATTCTAACAGTTTCTTATGTTGACCCTAGTACGGATAAGGAAGTTGTGGAAATAGCCGCTAGAATCCGCTCTAATGACTTCCTAGATGCCATTAATGCGGGCTATGAGAAAGCCCTAAACATTAGCGACAACTTTCCCAATCACGAAGTAACTATCACTTGTGATAAGGATATAACATTGGCATTAATTAACGAAGGAGGAAGATAATGACTACGGAACAGGCACTAAACATCCTAAATAGCCGAATTAAAGACGGGGAACTATCCAGAGAGGACTTTAATAGCATTGAGGTGTTAATAGCAATGGCAACGCTAAAGGGTAATGAGAAAGTAACACTAATAGACGGCAAACTGGGGTTAATGCAATGATCTTAGAAATAGTCCGCGGTTATATAGTTTGGGCTAAGTGGCGTAAAGCTGACGGCTTGGACTATGGGCATCAAATTAAGAAAGCAAGAGAACTATTTGACTTGTATAACCGATTGAGAAATGATACAATCACTATAACCAGGAGTTTTTATGCGAACGATTAAACGCTATCTTAACCGTAAACTGTACGACACTCACCTTAGTCACTATATTACTTTAGTGGATATCCTGAATCTTGCTAAGTCAAAGACACCCTTTGTTGTGTTGGATAATAAAACAGGTGAGGACATTACTAAACATACAGTATTTAGTTCCTTAGTACAATTTAGTCATTTATTTACCTATGAGGACATTCTGGACTTTGCTTATAAAATGGACATTAATATTACAGAGGAGTAGTTATGCACGTTTTAGAGAAGTTGCTATTTAAGTTTGGGATTAAGGACATCGTAGCCCAGAACTTCGGTGACACTTATAACATCCAAGCTGCTAGATGGGAGGATAACGGACTACCTTTGACTAGAGACGAGCTAATGGATATTAACGACTACATGAAAGAACTAATGGAGGAACTATGAAAGCAGGACTATTGTTAAGTTTGTTACTGTTCACAAGTTGTGCTACCTTTACCGGAAACATGACTAGAAGGCAAAATGCTTATTTGGATTGCATAAAATCGTTAAACGAAAATGGCTTAAAACAAGAATTGATTGAACGATTTTGCGATAAGACATTGGATAAATAAATTTTATGAAGTTGGACATTAATAGCCGCAGAAAAGAAGTCCCGCTAGTCAAACTTCGTGGGGAGGAATGGAAGCTTATACCAGGTCACCAAAGGACTTTAATTAGTTCCTTTGGCAGAATTAAACGGTGGTATAAGAAAGCTTTGTATGCTCCAAGGAAGATAACGCTAGGATGTGATGGACCAGTAAAGTATTATATCCTGGAAAGGTTGATAGCCGAGCTTTGGATTCCTAAGCCGCCAGGATGTAACGCGGTAAAGGTCAAGTCTGGACTAAGACCTTCTATAAAAACGGTCTATTGGACGAAGCCACATTTTCCAACTAAGAAATCGGTAAATATGGATATTTTTATGGATATGTTGAAAAGGAATGAAACTAACTACGAAATAGCGGCAGAATTAGACGTTAGCGAAAAGTGGGTTAGGAACAAACTGAAAGAACTAGGAATAAACAGGGGGAAAAGATGACGTTACTATTTGGATTGTTGTTCTTTGGTCAGCTATTAGCGGGAGAATCGGTAGAGGTCGGTCAAGGTGCTATCTCCCAACACTATGTGAATAACACTGAATCGGGTCCTAGATACTCCGGCAAACTAAACGAAAGAGGACTTATTGCCCACTATCTACTTTCTTTCAGCTATAGTCCAGAAACAACCGAAAAACATACGTTTTTTTACGGTAACAACAGCGTTGCTTTACCTATGTACGGTTATAAGTACACCTCTTTCGTATATCAAGGAAAACTGACGGATGTAGGATTTTTCTTAGGTAGTTACTGGCAAGATCCTTATGCCTTTACTGAGAAAAGCGGACTGGTTCCAGTATTCACTCTAGGAGGACTAACTCCAATATTCGGGGTAGAAGTCAACTTTAATGTATATACTCATAAGAACTTTAGAGTCCAGCTTAACAACAATCTAACACCTATTTTAAGCACTCACGCCTTGACTTTGGGATTTGATTTGTGGTAGAATAGTCTTAGCAAGGGGGAGTTATGAACATATTTGTTACCAGTAAATGTCCTGTCGAGTCCGCTCAATACCTTGACACGGTTCGAGCAAATAAAATGATACTCGAATCTGCTCAGTTGATGTGTACGGCATTACATAGTGTAGGTGTTGATGCTCCCTATAAATCCACTCACAAAAATCATCCTGCGGGAATTTGGTGTCGTTATAGCCGAGAAAATTACCTTTGGCTTTGGGAACACTATAACGCACTGTTAAACGTCATGTACGAACGTCGTGGCACTATTCATAAGTCCGGTGAGTTTAAGTTTTGGCTAAAGTCCCAAGCTAAACATTTACCAAGTCTGGGATTGTCTCCTTTCGCTAACTGTGCGGCTAATGAAAAGTTAGGAATATCTTACAAACATATAGAAGATGTTATCCTTGCATATCAACTTTACATTAATCATCGCTGGGATACAGATAAACGGATGCCAACATGGGAGTAATACTAGCATTACTATTCAGTTTCAATCTTATAGCCGTCGAAAAGCGCATTAAAATCGCTATCATTGACACTGGAATCGCGGGCTATCAAACCGAATACCTTTGTGAGGAAGGACTTCGGACTATGGTAGCCGATGACGGACTAGATCGCAGAGGACACGGGACTAATATAGCGTCGATTATAGCCCAGCATTTAGACTTTAAAAAGTATTGTATTATATCCTATAATGTATATCATAAAGAAAATATCCAAGATACTCGGGTAGCTGCTTCGGTTTTAGATGCCATAGCCGCAGGAGCGAAATACATAAACATGAGCTTTTCGGGATCGGATAGTAGTCCGGTTGAAAAGTCGGCTATAAGACAAGCAATAGGAAAAGGGATAAACGTCTATGTAGCCGCTGGTAATGACGGCAAGAACTTGGATGTTTTTTGTAATGTTTACCCGGCTTGTTATAAGTTCGGAGTAGGACAAAACTTCTTTTATGTAGTGGCGGCTAGCGACTTAAAGGGTTCTAATACTGCAGACTTTATGCTGAAGGTAGAAGGAAGTAAACTAGGAAATCCTGAAATGTCGGGAAGTTCTCAAGCTACCGCTAATGCTTTACAATATTCAATAACGAATAAATACTTTAAACGGGAGACGAAACATGGACTATCTATCTATTAGCGTTGCGATCATGTTGACAGCTTTAGTAATTTGTGGTATAATGGTATTAATAGTAATTAATCTGGAGGAATGATTTATGAAAATAGTTTTGCTAGGATTATTATTAGTTGTTAGTGCTTGTGGAGAACATACTGCATACATCTATTACCCTGTAAATGGAAAGGATGGAGAGTCGATCAAAGGTGACAAGGGAGATACCGGGACAGCAGGTCAAAATGGCTACTCTATCGTAGCGGGTTCACTATATGAGGATACCGCTTGTTTAAACGCTGGAGGAACTACTGTAACTTTAGCTCAAGACATTGACAGAGATGGATTGTTAAGCGAAGGAGATTTAGTCCAGACTCAATTCTTAAGCTGCAACGGTCAGGATGGCAACGATGGGCTAGATGCGGTAAACTGTCAAGTTAACAAAGTTGGAACTCAAGCGACAATTACTTGTGGGACTAATTCGGTTGTTATAGCCGATGGGGCACAAGGAGAGCAAGGTCTTGGTATTGTGGGTCCTCAGGGGATTCCGGGGACATCAGTAGAAGTAATCCCATTCTGCCCAAATAATGCCGACCACAAAGAAGTAGGATTAAAGATTGGTAATACGGTTGTGGCTTTCTTTCAGCAAACCAACTCACTAATAGTAAATGCCCCAGGAGGTCAAGTTAGTGTATTAAGTGGATTGCAAGGTCGGTTGACGGTTTTGAAGGAAGGGGTGACCTATTCTACAACAGCAGGAACGAATTGTAACTTTAAGATTGTTGGTGGTTTAGTTGTTAACTTATAAATTTACTTTCGGAGGTTATATGAAATTAGCGATATTCTTATTTTTACTTTCGACAACATTATACGCATACCCAACACCAGAAGAGTTGCGTAATGCTAAAATAACAGTCAAAACTCGGGATGGAAAAACTTACGCTTTTAGTGCTAACAAGCATAAGGTAGTCACTAGAGGGGCAGTCAAGCCTTCTAAGAAGTTAAACCGTTTTAGTTTACTAACAGGAATTGGTCCATCACATAAACTACACATCACTAACGGAGACACCTATAAGAAGTTTGCGGTCAAAAAAGAGTTGCTTTTTGGAGCAAACTACACTAGACTGTTATCAGATGACTTTAGTGCTGGAGTTACCGTTATCAGCAACGAGTCCTTTTTACTAAACGTAGGCTTAGACTTCTAGGAGCATTTATGGGTAAGTATATAGCAGAAAAACCAAAGGTCTACGAACTAGCAAGAGAGTACGGACTTAGCCCACAAGAAATGATTGACATCCTAACTCAGGCAGGACTACCGTACAAAGGATTTAATGCTACTGTAAACGAGAATGAGGATGAACTGCTAAATATAATCCAGGACACTAAAGACTTGAGCGACCAAGAACTTAGTGTCAACCTAATCGGGATGTACTTCGACGTTGAAAAGCGGAAGTATCATCCTGTTAAAGTGCGGTTGACTAAAAAGCAGTTTGATATGATGGGAGGAAAGACTGGGCTAGGTCACGCTACAGTTTACAACGCAATGAATGACTACCGGCTAGTGGAAAATACTAGCGGTGTTACTAAGAATTACGTTTCTACTAAGAAGAAGTTTGAGAAACCAACACATTTCAAGCGTACACCAGGCGGAAAGATTAAGGAGTAATTGACTATAGGGGGAATTGTGCTATTCAAAGTTAACAATACCGAAGAAATAGATAAACTGAAAACCCACGTTAAGGACGGTTGCTATTACATTAGATCCAATAATTCCGGAACTTTATCTTTTAGCGACGGAGACGAGGCGATTATACCCCCAGAATTTCTGGATTTATTGTCCGAGATTATCCCTAAATACGACACTCTTATCTACGGCAAAGACCAGACCGAGAAAATCGTTTCTATAGCCGCTGGAGACTCGGAGCTGTACCTTTACATAGAGGAGTCCCCAGGACTCATTAAAACGGTTGTTAGACCCCTTAAACGCTGGATTTTATCATCCGATAGACCCAGGACTTCCTATCGGGAGCTAGAGGGAAGTCTTCATTATCGATTTATGAAGGAATATCCTGACTTCGAGAGTTTCAATAAGAGCAGAATGACTACTTTCCGTGACCGGGAAACCTTCTATGTAGTCCATAACGATGTCGAGTCTGCCATGATTAAGGATGGTTATACGTTGTTTAAGGGAATGAAGATAGACGAGGTTAGTGCCCTAAGTTTCGATATTGAGACTAGCGGACTTAACCCGACCGACCACGATGCTTTAGTCTTTATGATAAGCAATACCTACAAATGCGGGGATAAGGTAGAGAGGAAGTTGTTCGCTATTGACGACTTTAAGGGAAATGAAGGGGCTATGCTAAAGTCCTGGATTCGTTGGGTAAACGAGAAGAATCCAAGTCTGTTAATAGGACATAACGTCGTTTCGTTTGACATACCATATTTGAATACCAGGGCGGAACTAAATGGATTATTGGGACTAGAGTTGGGCAGAGATGGAAGTAGGATTACTTTTGATAAGAAGCCGAGCAAGATTCGTTATGACGGTTCCCAGTCCTACGACTATACGAAATGTTTCGTTCACGGTAGAGAAATAATCGACACTTGGATGTTAGCTTTAAAGTATGACGTTAGCCGCAACTTTCCGAACTACAAACTGAAGGGCATCATTCAACATTTGGGTTGGCAGAAGGAAGATAGAGTTCTTTGGGACTTTGAGAAAATCAGTCCGATGGACTTGTATAAGAATTTACCTAAAGAGAAAGCCGACTGGGATAGGTTCAAACAGTATTGCTCAGGGGATTCTGACGATTCGCTGCGGCTATTCGAGTTAATGATCCCGAGCTTTTTTTACTTGACTTCATATATTCCGAAACCTTTACAAACGGTAACTCAATCGGCTAGTGGGGCTTGGTTGAACAGCATGATGGTTAGGGCATACTTGCAGGATAATCATTCAATACCGTTGGCTAGTGAACGAGAATATGTCCATGGCGGCATATCATTTGGAGTTCCCGGGATTTACAAGAATGTTTTTAAAGTTGACGTACAGTCTATGTATCCGAGTATTATGCGAGCATTTCAGATATATCCAGAAGGAAAGGACGTAAAGAAGTATTATCCGAAAATAGTGGAACATTTTACACTCAAGAGAATTGAGGAAAAGAATATGTTTAAAAAGACCGGGGATAAATACTATGACGATTTACAAGCTGCATCAAAAGTGGTTGCTAATTCAAGTTTTGGGATGCTCTCCTGTAGTGGACTAAATTTTAATGATTTTAGAGCAGGAGATAGAATCACCGGTATCGGGAGGCAGATCATCAGAATGTGTTTATTGTGGGCTTCAGGAAAGGACGTGCAAGAGTATATGAAAGATTATGATATAGAAAAGGACGAAAGGTATAAGGATGTCTTTTAAGATTTGTGCTGTATATATGATTAAGAATGTAGTGAATGGTAATATTTATATAGGAAGTACTGTTGACTTTAAGAAAAGAATGAATACACATTTTAACTTCCTCAGAAAGAATAAACATCATAACGAACACCTAAATTATGCTTATAATAAATATGGGGAATCTTCTTTTATTTATGGTATAATACAAGAATGTACCAGGGAGAATAGATTGCGAATTGAAAATGTATACCTAAAGAAGTATAAGCCCGAATATAATATAGCAAAGGATGCCAAAGCTCCGATGGAAGGAAGAAAACATTCTGCTGCTTCTAAGAAAAAAATGGCAGAGTGGGATAGACCAAAAGGAGAGAATCACTATAACTACGGAGGGACATGGAAAGAAGAACAACGTGAAAAAATACTTCGCAAGAGGATCGGATCAAAGCGCAATGAAGAAACTAAAAAAAGAATGAGAGAAACTGCATTAAGACTCAATCGTCACTCTAGTTTAAAGACATCAATAGAGGAAAGCAAAAAATCATTAATTGATACAAATGGGTTTTATTATGAATCACTAACTGATGCCTCTATAAAATTAGGAATCGCACCATCAACAATATGTGACGTTTTAATGGGAAGGTCTAAGACAATTAAAAAACACAATCTATCTATATGTTATCTTAATAATGTACCAGAGGACTTTTTTACCAAAGAAAGGTACCACTATTCACAAAAATACGACCATATTGACGTTTATCTTAAAAATGATAATAATCTAGTTGGTAGATTTTTTAGCCTAAAACAATTGTTTAAAAAATTAAACTTTAACTGTCTTTCTCATATTAACCAGGTAATATTAGGAAAAAGAAACAATCATACAAAATATAATTTCTATGTTAAGAAAAAGGATAAAAAATGGTACATGATTTTATAATAAATGTTGTAGACACCGATAGTATCTCTTTTTGTAAAAAAGATATGTCCGAAATAACTAAAGAAGAAAGAGAAAAACTGTTAAAAGAGATAAACGATTTTCTTCCTGATTTAATTAAAATGGAAGATGATGGATATTATCAAACCGTTATAGTTAATAAAGCAAAAAATTATATCCTAGAAAAGGATGGAAAGATTAAAATCAAGGGGTCCGGTTTTACAGATTCAAAGAGAGAAACTGCACTACGAGAAATGATAGAACGTATTATCAAAGTAATGCTGGACGACAACTCTCTATTCAAAATCCAGGAGATATACAAATCCTATATCGTCGAATCCCAAACCGTTACCGACATATCCCGTTGGTCTACCAAACGTACCATCACTAAGTCAGTAATGAATCCAGAACGGACTAACGAACAGAAAGTCCTGGATGCTTTAGAGGGAGAAGACTTTCGAGAAGGAGATAAGATTTACGTTTACTTCGATGTAAACGATAGCTTGAAACTGGCGGATAAATGGCAGAATGACGAGAATAAGGAACGACTGTTGAAAAGAGTCTGGAATACGCTGGAGATATTCGAGAATTTGCTTGACTTATCTCAGTTTGAGAAATACTATCTGAAATCGAAAAGAAACGTCCTGAAAGAATTAATTGACGGTAACGAATGACCTCAACTTCCTTCACTCCCTCCGACCTCTCCCTAGCTGAAACCTTCGCAGTCCGAAGAACGGCAACGTCCTTCGGCATCTACTCCAGCCGAGGAGAATCCCGTCCTTCCAAAATAAACGAAGATACTATCGTCGGAGCTTTAGGAGAAATCTGTTTTCACCGAGTCTACTCCAACATCGACCCTTCGTTATCCTCTCCCGACTTTACCCTATACACCAAAGAACGTAAATCCTTCTCTGCCGACCTAAAGTCCGACTCCTTCGACTTTCACGTTAAGTCGCAGTCTTTAGAGTCCTCACAACGGCATGGCATAAGCTGGTTATTCCAGAAGTCAGACCCTCTATACCGCAGACCTACTCCTAGAGATTGGTTAGTATTCTGTATAGTCGATATGGGGAGACATCAAGTGAACTTCCTAGGATTTGCTAGTGCTGTAGATATTAAGGAGAAAGATGCCTGGGGTATTCCTAACAGTCCGAAATACCGGGACACGAAGGTAGCGTTGTATTTTGATATGCTGGAGGAGTTAGGACTCGTTAGGATATAAGGCACTAAGTAGGCACTAAGTCTCCCCAACGGGAGATTATGTCATAGTTTTGTGGAATAGACTGTGTTTTTCTCCCTAGTGGGAGATTCAAATAATAACCGTTTTTGCCGAAAAGTGGTCAATGTTGGAGTTGTCATCGTAACAGAATTATGCTATAATGACGAAAAGGATGTTACAAATGATAAAACTAATCCTATTGCTACTACCTCTCAATGCCTTCGCCCTATCTCCTCAACAACTCAGGGAGATACCAGTCGGCACTTGCGTTAAACTGGATAGCGTGACTGTCCTAATTCATGAGACTGGATTTATCCCAGTCGATGGGAATGACTATTACCGAGTTATGCTGAAGGTAAGGGATGCTGAAATCTATAACGTCGTGGAGTGTAAACGATGAAAAATTTAATATTGCTGGCGGTGCTTATAGCCGCAGTTTCCTTTAAAATAGGATTTAACGACACTCCTCAATGTTGCAAGAAAATTGTTGACATCCGTTAGCTGACGTGATAAAATTAGGTAACTGAAAGGAGTTAATTATGGGAAGTTTACTAGCAAAGGCATTTATAGACGCAAAGAAGAAGTTTGCACCAGCGATGAAAGCATCAACTAATCCTCACTTCAAAAGTAAGTATGCTGATTTAGCTGCTTGTATTGAGGCAGTTGACGACGCTTTTCTTGAGTGTGGAATAGTCATGTACCAAGAAACTAAAGACCATGTCGACGGCATTATTATCGAAACTGTGTTAATGCATGAATCTGGGGAATCGTTGCGATGTGGGACGTTGTTTGTTCCTGCTTCTAAGAAAGATCCGCAAGGGTTTGGCTCTGCTTTGACGTATGGCAGACGCTATTCATTAATGGCGGCTTGTGGGATTGCCCCAGAAGATGACGACGCTAATCGTGCTAAAGATTCTTATGACTCAGAGAAAAAAGAAAAGAAAGAAGATACAAAAAAAGTTGGGACGGTTCCCAGTTTTAAAAAGAATAGCGACTTTTAATAGGAGGATTTATGGCTAAATTTGTAAACGTAGGATCTATTTGTCAAGCGAAAGGTAAAGACGGCAACGACTACCAGTACATCCAATTGAACAACTTCAATCTGAAAGCGTTCATTGAATACTTGTCTGCTTTCGGTGCGGAAAATCTCAAGGGTAAGGACTTAACTGACAAGAAACTTCCTAAAGTTCGTATCAGTATGTACTCCCCAAATGAAAAAGCTCCAGACTTTATCTTAAACGACTTAGTATTAAAGATCGAGGAATAAGACCCCCAACCGTCACCTGGTTAGTGGTGAGGTGGCTGCCGCCTAAATAAGGGGGAAAGATGACAGTCTTTACTGTTCGCTATATCGGCAACTTCCAGTTTACCATAGTCGCCCCCAACGGACTATCTCCCTTTCCCAATCAACAGTGCTTCACTCTAGTCGAACTAGAAAACGTCGTAGATGCTTTGACTTCTTCTTGGAATTGTGTTAAAATCGTCTGGGACATCGATAACTTTAAGAAGGAATTTCACTATGTCTAAACTCTATTATCGCCTCCATTCAGGGTTATATGACCTCCGTTATAGGTTTATCGAGCATACCGAACTGCCATACTACCACATTAAAGACTTTGACCAGGACTACTACCAGTCTATCTACCTCTATAATGAAATCCAAAAAGAGGAGGCGTTAAAGGAGATAGTCGTCGCCAATAGCTACGGCAAGACTACCGAACGCATTAGGGGTACTGGGAACGTGGTGGACGTTAGAACTGGCACTCGATATGAAACCATGACTGACATCGTAACCAACAAACTCGTTTGGGACTTCGACTCTGAAGTTATAGCCGAGTCTCAAGCTGACGCTAAAGAACTTATCACCCGACTTAAAGCCGAAAAGTTCAAAGAAAAAAACATCCAAGTTGCTTTCAGTGGCGGTAAGGGATTCTCTATAGTCGTCGAGTTGACTGACTTCATAACCCCAGACCAACTGAAAAATGTCTGTTATAAGCTTGCTGAAGGACTGAAAACCTTTGACGTTAGGATATATAACCCAACTAGGATATTTCGAGTGCCGTTGACTAGGCACAGTTCGGGACTCTATAAAACCCCACTACCTATAGAAGCATTAGACAATAAGATAGACGATATACGTGATGTATGCAAGAATAGGATAAATATTGAAGACATTAAGGACGTATATAGTCCGGCGGAATTGCCAGCAACTCTAAAGAAAGTCCAGAATGTCAAGATAGCAGCTCCGATGAGGGAATTATCTTCAGAACTGGTTTCCAGTATATCTAACTTGGATTTTACTACTAGAGTGAAGTATTTAACTCCCGAGAAGTGGGTACTGTCTCAAGGTTTAGGGTATGGTATTGGTGATAGACACGATGCGTACATGATTTTAGCGGCTTCATATCGGGCTAGTGGACATGATGCAGAAAAGTCCTACAGCGCAATCAAAGATGCTGACCGCAGACATTCCTCTATCTTTAATCGTGAGAGATTCTCCAAGGAAGAACTTTGGAATAATATCATAGCTACGGTTTTCAGTCCTAATTGGCAGGGAGGGACTTATGGTCCAGGACATCCTATATTAGCAAGGATTAGGGCGCAGCTACCAACGTCGCTATTGCAAGAGAAAGAGATTATAGTCGATAATGGGTTTATCTTCAATGAGTTTAAAAAGTTTTCGGTTGACATCGAAAAGAATACTATTAAGACTGGCATTAAAGAATTTGATAAACAAATTAAGTTGATTACGGGAACCTCAGTCTCCATACTTGGTTCGCCCGGGAGCGGAAAAACGACCCTGTCAATGAACATCCTAAGAAACACTTCGTTGAATGGAGAAACTGCTTTATTCTTTAGCTTAGATATGAACGCCTCGCTAATCGCTACAAATATGATTAAGGACATTACTGGATATAATATTGATAAAGTCTTTTTGTTGGCAAAAGAAAATCCTAAAGAGTTCGAGGAAATCAGAAAGCGAGCTTTAGAGGTTTATAAGAATGTTGGATATTCCTTTAAGTTTGGGGTAACTCCTGCTGATATTCGGGATGCTATTCACGAATATGAAAGACTGCACGATAAGAAGGTTAGACTAATCCTTATCGACTATCTCGAAAACGTAACACCGCCGGTCAGCATGGACCCCTCTATGGCATCCGGTGTGGTAGCGCAGCATATTGCCAACATTTGTGCTGATGAGAACGTCCTGGGGATTACGTTAATGCAAACGCAGAAGACTGTTAAGCCTGGGGAGCCGATTGAGAATATGAGGTCGATAAAAGGAGCGAGCTTGATCGAACAAGGCATCAGTGTAGGTATAGGTATTCATAGACCCGGGCAGTCCTTGAAGTACAAAGACTACGACAATTATATGGTAGCTAACATACTGAAAAATCGTTTCGGTCCAATGGGGAGCATCCCGATGTATTTTGATGGAGAGAAGGCGAGAGTAAGAGATTTAACATCTACAGAAAAATTGGGTTTCCAAGACTTGCTGGATATGATAGAATCAGACAAGTTAGATGAAAAGGAACAAAAAAAGAATGAATGGAAAAAGAACAACAGTTGGGATTAATGAAGCTTTATTTAAAGAAGTAAATTCGATCCTAAACCCTAAGAACTTAATTGTGAAAAGTCCGTCGTTTATTATAAAAAATAAATTGGAAATCCATTGTCTACGAAACGAGTTACATCCGAAAATATATGCATCCGTTCACACTATACGATATAGCAATCCTCACTGTGCATTTTGTAGAAAATTAGACTTATATGAGAATTTAATTAAAGAATGTGGTAAAAGAAATGTTAAAATTGACGTTACAAATTATGATAGTAAAGGTAGGATTTTGGCAGAGTGTATGCAAGATCTAACCCACCCGAAATGGTGGTGTAAACCTGGGGACTTGAAAACAGGGGGAGGATGTCCCCATTGCTCTAGAAAAACCATGGGTCCTAAAAGAATTACTTTGGATGAAATTAAAACAGTATGTGCAGAAAAAAACATATATATAGTAGAAGAAACATTCACTAATACCCAAAAAAGGGCACAGTTTGGGTGTCTTATTAATAAAGAACACCCATTATGGTGGACTGCACCTAATGAAGTTAAAAGTAAAGGAACTGGGTGTTGGGAGTGTTCAACAGATAGAAGACGTGAAAATATGACAACTCCGCTAGATGACATAAAAAATGTCCTGTTAGATAAAGGAATAGAAATAGTTGGAGGTGAACACAAAAATTTGACTTCTATATTAGAATATAAATGTTTAAAAAACAAAAACCATCCTAATTGGTCTGCTTTGGTATTTAATCTGTACCGAGAAAAAGGAACTAACTGTCCTACTTGTTCAAAAAAAGCATCTATTGGAGAAATAGAAATCTGCAAGTTTCTAGATGAACATAACATCGAATACAAAAGAAGGCAGCGCAGACTAATTGCACCAAAAGAAATAGACATATATTTACAAAAATATAACATAGGGATTGAATACCACGGACTTTACTGGCATAATGAAAATAAGCGGAATAAGCACTACCATTTTCAAAAAAGAGTAGAGGTAGAAAAACACAACATTAGACTGTTACAATTTTGGGAATCGGAGTGGTTGCAGAAAAAAGAAATAGTGCAATCAATAATCCTAAGCAAACTCGGTATATACCAGACTAGAGTTTATGCTAGGAATTGTGAAATTAGATCAGTATTAAGTAATGAAGCTGAAGTTTTTTTAAATAGAACTCATTTAATGGGGAAATATAAAACGGCAAAGCATATCGGTCTTTTTTTTAATGGTAGACTGGTTTGTATGGCATCTTATAAAAAATATAAAGAGGGTATAGACATTTCTAGGTTTAGTTGCGAACTAAATACTCAAGTATATGGAGGGTTATCAAAACTCTTAAAATATATAGAAATCAACAATAATCCTCAGTTCATCCAATACTATATTGATTTACGCTATGGTAATGGTGATGCTATTAGTCAAATAGGATACACCTTAGAAAATATTACGCTAGGATGGTGGTGGACGAATAACATCAATGTCTTTAATAGACTACATTGCCGAGCAAACATGGATGATAGACATTTAACTGAGAGAGAACACGCCAAAGAACTAAAGTTGTATAAACTATACGACGCGGGTCAAGCAAAATATATTAAACGACTAAATAGGGTACTGTTGCCCCTAAACGAGGTACTAAATGTCATCTAATACCCCATTCCCTTGCTATGGATGTGGTGCTTGCTGCTACCTAATCCACCACGTTCCCGGCTATGAGGACTATAAACATCCTGATAAACCACACTGTAAACATCTGAATCCAGACAAATCCTGTGCTATCTACGAAACTCGTCCGGATATATGTAGCGTCGAGAAGTAATACGTGTTAAAATACTCAAGCGTACCTTGGGACAAACATTGTGAGCATACGCTATTAATATGCAAGTACCTAGAGAAGGTCGTAAAGGAAAAATATGACAGTGAAACTTAGTCACTCAGCTCTCGAACTTTACCGGACTTGCCCTGCTGCTTACAAGTTCAAGTACGTCGAGAAATACTCCGAAACCACTGTTTCTAGTGCCCTATTCTTCGGCTCTGCCCTAGGTTCCACCTTCCAGATGCTTATCCTTGACCGCAAAACTAACTTAACAGACGACGAAAAGAAAATCCTAGGCAGCAATCCCTACGACTTTTTCGACGATAAGCTGCGAACCATCGACTTTAATGGTAGGTCAATCGACCTATCTAATAGTACAGAAGTCTCTTATTTTAAGAACGACTTCGATCCTAAAATACTGACTCCCGAGGATTACTCGGTTATTGCCGACTATAAAGCATCCTGTGGCTTTGAGGACTATGTAGACTTCGACTACCTAAGAGCAGAGTTCAACCAATACAACCTCACTGAGTCCGAGACTGCGCTATATAATCTCTACAACTGGTTATCCTTGCGACGTAAAGGACACATCCTAATTAAACATTTTTTATTGGATATTAATCCTAAAATCAAGACTGTCTACGAAATCGAGGGTGCTATCTCTATCAAAAACTCGGCAGGAGATGAAATCCGGGGATTCCTGGACTTAATCTGCGACTATGAGGTAGAACCTGGCAATATCCAACGAGTTATAGCCGACTTTAAGACCGCCTCAGCCAAGTATACCCCTGAGAAGCTATTAAAGTCCCAACAGCTCAATTTATACGACTATGACAGGGAAGTGGGTGCCATCGGCTATATCATCGCTTTAAAGGGCATTAAAACGCCTCAGAGAGGGGCTAAGAAAGGTGAGGTAGTGGCAGAGTTCCAGGAAATGTTTATGCCGGTAGTCCCGGAAACTCAGGAGTCGATTATAGCCGAAATTGACGCTATACTCCACGAAATTAAATCCGAGAACTTCCCCAAGGACGAAACACAGTGTTTACGGATGTTTGGAAAGAAATGTCCTTTCTACGACGCTTGTTCAGGTACATTTACGAAACGCTCGCATCACGCCTCGCTTTTTCCGACAACCTGATCGCGATTTGTTCAATCACTTGCCGTCCTTTCTTTGCTATATTGATGCTGGCATTTAAGTCAGCATCAAAGGTTTTCTGGCAAGAAAGGCAGTTAAACTGTTTTCCATCACGAATTCCTTCGGAACCGCAATGACCACACAACTGCGATGTTTGGTATGGATTTACTTCTACGAAGAATACTGAATTTTCCTTACATAAGATTTCACAACGATTGGCAAAATAGTTTCTTGCCCAACCCTGTAACTTCCCGCTTCTTAGGTTATTCAATACTTTTCTCGATTCAACCGCTAAAGACAACTTCGATTCTGAGCAACGTGCAACAGTTTTCTTGGCTTCTTTATCTAATATTTGTTTAACGGTAGTTTTATTTATTTTACTTTTATGCCCTTGTTTTTGACGTGCTGATTGCTTTAATTTTTGTGACTTAATTACTTGTGATAGTTCTTCTCCTAAGTAACCATCGCTTCTAGCTATTCCATTTCTAATTCCTACGTCAACCCCGATACAGTTTTTATTCTTTTCTGCTCGTTTAACTTCTTTTTGAACGGTTATTATGATGTAAAGATTACCAGATTTATCTAGTTTTAACTCCCCAAAGGTAGTTCGAGTCCATCCATTTTTCAATGCTTTATTTAAAACTTTAGTAGATTTTACCATTAAGTTTAACTTGTTATTTTTTACCCAATGGTTAGGGACTTTTACCACATAGTCAAATGTTGTTTCTTTATTTTCTTCTACTTTAACAGGAACCCCTTCGTTCGTTTTTAACGGTAAATTAACTTTATTTCCTGTAGCTTTTGCTGATTCTCTAATTGCCTTAGATTTACCTTTAGCACAATGCTGCGCTTGATTGGCTAATTCTCCTAATCCGGAAGTTGACTCTGATTTATTATAATAATACATATTCCCTAAAAACTGAACAACATATAAGTTATAACGATTTATCAAATACTTAGCTGTATCTGTTTTAGCTTTATTTGCTATAATTTGTAATTTATAGCTACGGGTTACTGTAATTTTTGATTTATCTTTCTTTTCCATACTATTAATATACCATATCTTTATTATCATAGTCAATCAAATTCTTAAATTCTATTCGACTTCCTTGTCTCACGCACTAACGCCGAAGCGACTCATAAACGAGACCACTTCTGGATTAATCTTTGATTTTAGGTGTTTTTAGATCTAAAATTATACGATTAACTGTTGACTTAAAATAAAAAATCGTTTATAATAAAGAAAATCGGAGGTTATATGGACAACAACGAATTGCGACGAATTTTAACTGACGGGCTGGATTCAGTAATAGAAGTTCTGGAATATAATACCGAAAAGAACAAACTGGTAAACGAACTGACTGAAATCATTAAGTCAGAGGAATTTAATATATCCAAAGAAAAGCTGACGGAACTACAGAAAGAACTGACTGCTAAGACTAACTTCTGCTTTGTCCTAATTAATGAATTGAAGAAAGCTAACATGGAACATAACGACCGAGCTACTTCTTTATATGAAATTACCGAGTATGCTAAACATCTTGAAAAAGAACTTAGGACGTTTGACTTACTTGCTAACAAAATTACTTCCGACTTTGAAAAGTTGTGTGAAAATACCGACTTCGTTGAAAGCAAAAAGGTCATGGAAATTATTAATCAGGAAGTACCAGAAGAAGTCCTTCTTCCAGTAAAGACTGAGACTTCCTTTGAGTAAGCGGTTGATATACTTTGCTTTAGGATTCTTTGTAGCCGTAAAGTTCTTAGAGATGGATATAATCCTGAAACATGATATAGCTGCACTTTGTAGCGTCGGCTATTTCAGAGGATGCGTAGAATCTCGGGTTGAGGACATGGGGAAGTCCTATGGGGTCAACTACGGAGTTTGCGGCAAAAGAGCGTTAGGGGTTTATATTCAAATGATGATAGGAGGAAATGCCCTATTTGCACCAATTGACGTTTAAATGCACAAAGGGGGTTATTATGGGTTTCTACATGATAAGTGCGCTAATCAGTGTCAACTCGTTTTTTTACGGAATAGATAGAAAAATCGCTCACGGAATTGTATACACCGAGTCCCGCTATAAACCAAATGCTAGAGGTTCCATTGGAGAGAGAGGTCTATTCCAAGTACGGAAAGAATACCTGGCATATCCCCTGGACTTATATGATCCAGAAATAAACATTCATTATGGACTTTCCTATCTTTCAAAGCTGAAGTCTCGGCTTCACCCTAAGTACAAAAAGAAATATATCATCGCATACAATCGAGGAACAACTGGACTATTGCGTTTGGTTAAAAAACGTGGTAGAATAGACCTACACAAAGATCGCTACTATCAGCGAGTAGTGGCGAGCAACAT